ATAACAAACTTAATAAATGGGAAAATATATGTTGGTCAAGATATGGCTAATAACCCTAACTATTTTGGGTCAGGTACGAGGATATTAACATCAATAAAAAAATATGGTAAAGAAAATTTTATAAAAGAAATTATTGAGATATGTTCGTCTTTGGTGGAATTAGATGAAAGGGAAATTTTTTGGATAAAGGAGTTAGACTCAACAAATAGAAGTATCGGTTATAACATATGTGAGGGGGGTAGATCATATAGGAGTATGAGAGGTGAGAATAACCCAAGATATGGTATTAAATTATCTGAAGAAACAAAACAAAAAATAAGGGAAAAAAGAAAAAACCAAAAAATGTCTCAAAAAGAAAAAGATAGGTTGAGTGAATTATGGAAAGGAGATAAAAATCCAGGTAAAAATAAATCAGAAGAGACTATAAAAAAACTAAAGGAAGTTGCAAAAAAAATAGATAGAAGAGGAGAAAAACACCCAATGTATGGAAAAAAACATTCGGACGAAATAAAAGAAAAATGGAGTAAAGATAGGAAAGGTTTAAATATAGGGTCGAGTAATCCAGATGCGACTAGATATTACATAAAAACACCTGAAGGTAAAATTATTGTAATTGAAACCAGAAAATCTGTTATTGAATACTTGGGTTGTAGTTTAGGGTTTTTTGGAACTAAAAAGTATAAAAATTACGAACTAATAAATAAAGAAAAAATAAATAAGTGAAATTAAAAATATTATACATAGAACCACATTTGAGTACAGGAGGTGCACCCCAATTCGCGTTAAAAAGAATTCAGTCATTACAAAAATTTAAAAATGAAATAGAAATATTCTTAGTTGAGTATTCTAATTTTAGTGAAACATATGTCGTCCAAAGAAATGAGATCATTAAACTATTGGGTGAAGAACATTTCTTCACTCTTGGTGGAACAGGTGAGATTGAAAGAAAATATGGGTTAATTGATATTATTAAAAATAATAAGATTGATGTTATTCACTCTGAAGAAATGTTAGATGGTTTTGAGGCGTTTAATAGAATTCCTTTGGATTTATTAAATCAGATTTATTCTAACGATAGATCTTGGAGAATTGTTGAGACTTGTCATAACATATGGTACGACCCAAAAACGAATAAAAAATTACAACCTGAAGCATATTCATTGGTAACTCCGTATCATATGGATAATACCTTTAAGAGTACAAAACCGATGAAACGACTTTCTTTATACCCTTTCGAGAATAAAGTTAATTCACTATTGGAGGAATATGGAACCATTAAAGGTGTTAATACCGTACCTCTTATACATAAACTAAAAATAAGAGATGAGTTAGGTTTAGATTTAATGAAGACTCACGTATTAAATGTTGGTTTATGGACGAGCGGTAAAAATCAAGGAGAAGGTGTTGAGGTCGCAAGAACTTTAGTAGAATCTAACCCTAACATTCAATTTCACTTTATAGGAAACCAAGCACCAAATTTTGAGGGATATTGGGGTTCGATTATGAAAGACTTACCATCAAATGTAAAAGTATGGGGTGAGAGAAGTGATGTTGATAAATTTATGCAGGCATGTGATGTTTTCATGTTTAACTCAACTTGGGAGTGTAATCCATTGGTTGTTAGAGAATCGGTTAATTACGGGATGAAAATCTTAACAAGAAACTTACCACAATATTCAGGTATGTTTGATAATTACGTTACACCAATTGAGGGTGATGTAGAGAACATATCTAAACAATTATTAGATTTAATTGAAAGTGATGACTCGTATGAAATTCCTATGGATGATAGTTTCGGGCAAGGTCTGTTAGATCTATATAAAGAAGTCTCGGTTTTAGATATCACACAACAAGAACCGATTGAAAACGATTATGTTATTAAACAACATTTTGTTGTAAACCCGTTTTTTGAAATATTGGGTCAGGGGGATAGAGAATTTAATATTAAATTATTTGATGAAAAATCTTTGGTTTATGAAAACAACATTAAAATAAATAGTTGGATAAAACTCAATCGTGAATATTTTAGTAATTGGAAAACTGAAATTAGAGAAAATGGTAAACTAATATATCAAAACCAAATCAATTTAGAAAACAAACGTGTTTATATTTCATTTGGATCAAAATCCCTTGGAGATACATTAGCGTGGTTTCCCTATTGTGAAGAATTTAGATTAAAACATAAATGTAATTTAATTGTATCCACCTTCATGAATTATCTGTTCAAAGACCAATATCCAAACATAGAATTTGTAGAACCTGGTGAGTCCGTACCCAATATTCACGCACAATATAGATTGGGTTGGTTTTATAATGAAGATGGGACGATTGACACTAACAAACACAAAATTGACGTTAAATTACAACCACTACAAAAAACTGCAACCGATATTCTTGGTTTGGACTATAAAGAAATAAGACCAAATCTTAATTTACCAAATGTAGAAAAAAAGAAAAAAGTTGGGATCGGTTTTCATTCTACAGCACAATCAAAATATTGGAACAATAAAAGTGGTTGGCAAGAAGTTGTTGATTACTTAAATAATCTTGGGTATGAATGTATGATTTACTCAAAAGAAGGTGATGGTTATATGAATAACTTTTACCCAAAAGGGGTTTCAGTTTTTAAAGGTGGAAACTTACAAGAGGTAATTAATGATCTATCTACTTGTGAATTTTTTGTAGGTCTTGGGTCAGGTTTGTCTTGGTTGGCTTGGGCTTGTAAACTACCCGTTGTTCTTATATCAGGGTTTAGTGAAAAATGGGCAGAAACAAAATTAGAAACATATAGGGTAATAAATGAAAACGTTTGTCACGGATGTTTTAATTGGGATAGATTGGATGCTGGAGATTGGAATTGGTGTCCTTTACATAAAGGAACTGATCGTCAATTTGAGTGTTCAAAACAAATAACATCAGAAATGGTAATAAAAGAAATTAATAAAATTATGGGTAAAGAAGAAAATACATTTCAAGTAGATGAGATTAAATTTGATTGGGGTAAAAAAAGTGAATGGTATGTGAGTCAAGCAACTCAAGAAATATTTGAGTATAACATATATGAAAGATTATTTGAGGTGGAAGAAGGTGATATTGTTGTTGATTTAGGAGCATCATTAGGTCCATTTACATATTCAATACTTCCAAAAAATCCAAAACAATGTTTTGTGGTGGAACCATTATCTTATCACATAGATATTTTAAATAAAAATGTAGGTCAAGAAAATGTTAAAATTATACAAGGAGCAATTTCAGATAAAAAGAAATTAGAAATCACTTGGGATAATATTACAGAAACTTCACCAACATTTACTTTTAAAGAATTTTTGGATGATAATAACATAAATAAAATAGACTTTTTAAAATGTGACTGCGAGGGGGGTGAATATGATGTGTTTTCTAAAAGTAATATTGAGTTTTTAAAAACTATACCAAAAATTGTTGTTGAGTTTCATTTAAGAAATGACGAAAACTTCCACCAATGTAAGTTCAGATGGTTTAGAGACAACATTCTAAATATGTTTGAAAACTTTGAGGTGTATTCTTTAGATGGTGTAAATATAAAGTGGGACTTGTACAACGAACATTTTATTGAATATTATAATGAGGTTATTTTTTATTTTAAAAACTAACCATTAGACGCTTTTATCCACTGACAACTAAGTGTGTCTGATGTACTAACAACAGAACCTGAAACAATTATATATTGGTCAACAGTCCAATTGGTTGTTAAAGTGGAAAAACCTGTAGTGTAGTTTCCCGAACCAATATCATCCCTAGTCGCGAATGATGTATTCAATACTATTGTGCCGTTACCAGACCCCGAAGCAACATCAATTGTTAGTCTACGATAAAGTTGAGCCGCTCTTATATTACTTGCAACTGATGTATTTGTAGCAACTAAAGTCGCACCACCAAGTAGTGCAGATGTGTTAACATAAAAATAAAAACTAAATAAGTTGTTAGCGGCACTTTTTGTAACACAAGTTTCTATTGTCACAATGTCCCCCGAAGAAAAAGTATTTGCAGGAATTAACAATGAATTAATTAGAGTATTAGAAGTTGAGTTTACACTACCCGCAGGTGTTGTAGTGGTTACAACTTTATATTTAACACCAACATTATACCCAATTATTTTAGCCATTTGTAATTCT